GTGGAAGGTCACGTTCCCCAATACGGCCATGTCGTATCGTAAAGTCCGTCGTCCCCTAAATTGGGTCAGGACTCGTATTACGCCAGTATAAAACTGGACAATTTAGAAAGTACACAAAATCAAAATCTGGACCAGTGCCGCAATAAGCGTCAATAGACAGATCATTATCTGGTGTATTTAAAGTATTCTTTCTAAATACGTGAATGTTGTAGTAGTCTCTTTCAACACCCCATCCTGAGACGGAAGCATTGTAGATTTTATTAAAGTTTGCTACTTCAAACTTATAATTATTATAATAAGGTATATTAAAGGATAAACCAGCCTGTGTCACTTGGTTAGTAAGTGCGATACCTGACGCGCCTGATGCATCTATAGCCCACCCTTCATCATTCATCTTATACGCAATCGTACTTTTAGATGATGAATTGAGAATGCTAGAACCAGTAGGTTTAACAGACGGTGTGTCTGTATTCCTGCACACAGAAACATGAGTTACTGTATTTGCAGAACCAACCATTCTAGCGTTGAGGGTCCAGTTAACACTCCCCTTATAACCAACAAAACAAGCCAACATCTTAATCAAAGGATGTGATCTCACATAGTTGAAAGGGTAAGACCCTGGAGCTCCAACCGTGGCAGTGGCAAAATGCCAGCCATTAAGAGCATAACCATAGGCACGTGGAATGCGATTTATGGGAATATTAATGTCCATATAATCGCCAGCCCATGCGTTTGTTGCTAGGTCTTTATCTATATTGTGAGTACATGCTTTTGATTGTCGGTGCAATAATTCTCTAAAAGAGATAATATTTTCACCAAACATTTCTTTAAAGCATTCCTCACCAATAGATTGGTCGTTAAACGTCACCATTCTACCTTGTAATTGATACACAGATTCGTACTGGTAGAGGTTAGATGGACTTGCGAAATGCAAATTGTCAGCACCTCTAACAAAAACCTGTATGACTATTCCAGATGTTGATACTGGAGCGGAAAGAACATTAAGGACCTTCATTTGAATAGTTCCATTCCCAGGATAATTGAACCCAGGGGCTGGACCATTCGACCAAGGAGAGTTAGTATTCTTCACAAGAGCCAAAAAGGGAACTGCCTGTGTATAAGGTACTCGAACTTCAACCTCGTCCTCCTCATCCAAGTCAACAATAACGTTAAACACAGAGGGATCTCCCACGCTGGGCATGGAAGTTGCGGCATTAACGCCAACATCCCAACATATGTTTAAACGCCCTCGGTGGTATTGCGATTTTATAATACGAAATTTAAAAATAATATCACCATTCCAATACTGGAAAAATGAGGATGCGAATGATAATGGAGTAGGAAAGGTAGCGAGTTGTGGCGAATTACCACCAAACTCAAAAAGTTCAGGTGTTACCGCAGACGAAAATAAAATACGGCCTTCTGCGTCTGTAGTAGACCAAGAAGTGCCACATAAAAAACTTTCTCTAGCAACAAAATCCTTTATTACTAAAGGATCTAACATGTGATCACCATGTTGCATACCAACCGAGGTTTCGGCATCGGGTTGCAAGCATAGTTTATTAATGGGTTCCGAGATGGTAGAACTAGCAAGTGTGTGAAAAGCCAATGATTTGATGGGTTTAACGTCGTCTGTAATAGGCACGTTAGTATAGCCAAAAAATCGTGCTACATCACCAACAGCTCCTGCAACAACCTCTGTAGCAGTAGCAAAAGGCCCTATTACGGGTATATCTTTCAATCTACCTGCCACTTTTTGTACAGTGGAAGCTGGGCCAGAAACAGGACCAGCAGTATATTGTTTACCCTGCAGGATACCTGCAGAAGATGCACCTGATAGTTCAACCTCAGTTGCCCAAGCATACGCATTAACTGTAACACCGCCAGTTGTTACACCATTAGCAGATTGTAACTTGGCATATTCCCAGATACCTAATTCGCCCATATTAATGGAAGCTGAATTTGTATTTAAATCGAGAAAGTTGCGGTAGTGCAAAAATGGTAATACAATTTCGGCACTAGTAACACTTTGTGGATTCAACCAAACATGGTTGCGTTGGGAAACGACAACCTGTCTGCCTGGTGTATATGAAGCGGCGGCTCCACTTTTGTCGCCTAAATCGGTGACTAGTGGTTGGTAAAACGCTCCCAATGAGCCATAGTAAAATTGACTAGCATTAATGACAAACTTAACGTGTAAGTTACATCTAATGTAACGAAAATTTTGCAATTTGTTCTTAATTGGGAGAACGTTAAAAAATAAGGACCAAGGACTAATACTAGTCAATAGTCCACCTGCCCCACCAACTCCCCAAGTGAAAGTAAATATTTTCGCTGGACGCGACAAATAGCTACTTAAATCAGGAATTAATGCCATGTTGGCAGGAATGGGGTCATGTGGGGTGGATAAATCTAATTCCATAGTTTTTTCATTATCCATAAAGTAAGTCTGTTCTTCAGTAGTTTCGTTAGACGCAACAGTCACGCCAGACGAAACTGGTAAATCATTACCAATAGTGTTTGAATTTGTTTGTGCAAGTCGTGAATTTTCGAGACAACAGTACGACTCAGTACTGACATCCTTAATGTTCGCTTGAAGCTCCAGCTCAGCTCTTCCGTAAATACGGATTTCGGGGAACGCCCTAGCAAGATTACTTTTAAAGTCCATTCTCTCTTCATCATTCGAACATGATTGAGATTCAGAGCAGTAACTACTAAAAAAGTGATTCTTTTGGTTAAGACCTGTATCATAGGCCTGGGGTTTGTTCAAACCCTCAAATCGAGTACCATTTAACACGCATGTTGAAGACTCGTCAACAATAGACGTGTTACTGGTATAATATTGTGCTGACGCCGCCCAATATCGATTAATATTTTCCGCCCAAGTAAAGCGAGGGAAAGAATTGATATATAACTGAAGGGCATCATCTTTAGGACAGTTGTCTAACACCCAAGATAGGTATTCAAAACTGTCTCTACCGTGAAAGAAAGCTTCAATAGATGCGGAAACCATAGCTTGGGCTAATTGTGAGTTTTCACTAACGGTTTTGCTTTTAACATGGTACGTAAGCATCTTAATTATGGACTTGGCGTCTAAAGGGGCTATAACTTTACCCAATTCACACGAGAAGATGAATTTCCTCTTGAGAAAGGTAACTTCATTCATATGTATGAATGGTTGACTGGCTCTTTCTTTTTCAGCCATGGTATAACCTACACCAGCAGACTCTAAAACTGATTGAATCTGTGTATGGTTAAATTCTAAATGTGTTTCCCTAACACCAACAACATGATCATCTCCCAACGAGAAAATAACAACGTTCTCAAAAAACCCGGATACAGGATACTTCTGAGCATAACAATACATAATATATAAAACGCAACAAAAACAATTGAAAACAGTAGTAAGTTGGTGTCCCGAAACTTCTCCTCCTAAGAGTGTAATAATCATACCAAACCAATTTACAGTAGGGTTTGTTAGATCTGCCTCTATACATTCCATCACTTGTATATGAGTAGCAGTAAAATTGCCACTCTCTATACATATTTGCTTAATGATCCAAAAAGCCCAACGCTGAAATGCTATTGAAAATTTCTTGTCAAAACCTGCAAAATCGCCTGCTATCATATGATCTACACCGAATTTTGTAAGCTCTTGGTATAACTCATGCCATTGGCTACTAAAACAATTAATGCCTATGACACAGTGGAATGTTTTCCAATTACGTTGAACTACGCGAGTGAAACCTAAAAAAGTCATACGCACTACGATAAGAAATTCAGTGGGGCAAGAGAAGAAAACGCGCGTTTTATCAATGCGACGCTTTTTCTTAGACACAACCTCATCCTTGAGGTTTGCCGAGAATACTGCATGAATACGCAGCCCTGAGCAATACATATCAATGACTTTTTGTATTCTAGCCTCTATTTCTGGACAAAAACGCACGCCATCCGCCCATTTAACATCATCTAACTTATGCAAATATTTTCGTTTTGTTGTGTGAAAGGGCCATCCCATACTAGTGCCACGCTGTATACCATCAACGTAGGCAACACCAGGGAGTCCATTTACAGCAACATCTATATTAACAGGATGTATAAGAGACATCTCACTTTTGGGTAAATGCGTGAGTATATCATTTAACAAGACAGCAGCACAATTAGCAACAATCACTTCATTTAAACCAAAAGCTGGTGACAAATATTCGGTTAATGCACGTTGTTGTGGTCGCCAACGGTGCATGGAAGGTTCCGAAAAATCATCTTCAAAGTGGAAATCCTCGAAGTCAGTTTGCGAGAAAACATAATCAGCAATACTGGTTTTCTTAACTCGTGTTTTACCCTTAACTGCAGATTGCGAAATATCCCCATGGTACATTAAAGCACCTTCTTTGTGAAAATCACAAAATGAAATATTAGCTTTTTGCAGTTGAAAAGGAACCTCAATTTTTGTACATTGTATTTGGACATCATTTGCTAAAATAGAAGTAAAATCTTCTTCCACTATTTTTGTGGAGTAGCAAACACCTGTGCTAACTTTATACATAAAATGGAACCCCACGACAATGGGTCCAAAACCAGTATCCATGAACAATGGTGATCCACATTCGCCATTTTCCGTAGGACGTTGCGGGTGCCCTGCATAACCTTCCATTTTTATACGTGTGCCATCAGATGTAACAGTATCAACAACAACTTTATGTATCCTATTAACAATAATTTTTTCAAAAGATCCGTCTGGCTGTATAATCATATAAAAACCATCAAATATGCCATCAAAAGAAGCGCGCGGAAATTGGCGACTGATATTATTAAAAATCATGGGTAGCATTTTAGTCTTGATAAACACTAGGTCACGCATATCATAACGTGTAACCTGTTTTGGGTCGATAAAACCTTCGACGCTAGGGCCAAGACAGCTATTATACATAATATTGATTTTAATGTTAAAGAGGGTTTTGGGCACGGCATGGGCGTTCAACATAAGTGTTGAGCTATTAATGCAAATAGCACGCCCTTGATACATATGGGTTTTCTCACCATCACGTGAGATTATTGTGATAGAAACACACGATCGTGACAAAGATTTCATGCAACCTTCCAGAGTCGTAGCGCGTTGAGGATGAAAATCAACCGCAGTTACTAATCTAGCGTCTTTGTTCCACACGTTAACAACATTATCACGAGGAGCAGATGGGGGCGTTATACCAAAATTTCGAGCATCTATTGAAACAGGAGTTTCAACTTCATCGAAGAAATGTTCTAAGGATTGGAGAGGAAAATCATCTTTTGAAATGTGTTCAGAACATTTAGACTCACAGTCCTCATCAAAGGTTTCAAATCCATGTTTACTAAGCACATCACGTTTTTGTTTTTTGAGAAAATTGATCCGCCGTCCCAAAGAAGCTATGTTTTTATCAGTAACATCAATTGCGTCCTCGTATTTAAAATACGCCCTCTCATCTTCCTTCTTTCTAACGGAATTCTGAAAGGTCGTTCGTACTATATTGAGAAATACAGTTAGGGAAACAACAATGGCGACATAGCTGGCCAGTGAAGAACCTCTCAACCTCTTATCCACACTATCTCCAAATTTCTTCATGTACGCTGTACGACGCTGCGAACTCTGGAGCATGTGATCGTGCACGCGAAGGAAAAATCTACGTGTGTACGAGAACTCCAAACCATGCAACATTATCCATCGAAAACACGAATACTCATAATATAAATATAAAATGAATTTGAGGATATAATGTTGAATGCCAGTAGCTGAATTCACACTATTAACATTTTCAAACTCATAATTCTTATCTCTAATGTTCATGCTATAAACATGAAACCTTATAAAATCTTCACGAATAAGAATATCATCATATCCTCTTCTCATAAGGTCTGGAAGATAGAGATGAGCGTAATTATTAACTACGCTCTTATCGAAATCGGTTTTATAAATGGAGTGCATATTAATCTGAAAAACACGCGCCATGCGCGCGTTGAAAAATCTCACTTTTTTAAAATCCTTCGTACCGTCTATCCTCCAGGGGCAATTCTCTTGAGGGTATGATATCTCAAACAAATCGCTAGTCAAATTATCATTACAATGACAATCAATGTGTTCGTTGAAACAAATCGAACATAGTTCGTTGGTTTGAAGGTTTAAACAATTACAAGAGGATTCAACACAAAAGCAAATATTACAAAGTTTCTCCTGTGATTCCAGTACACGAACCTGCCTATCTCGATGTTCACGCATGATAGGAGCCAAGTAATCCATAAGCTCTTGCAAGGAAACGAAGGTTTTAATGTATTCATAAGTGGAATTCATTGAAACATGGGAGCCATCTGTATCTTGTTTAGGTTGATACTTCGGTTCCCGAATTTTAAAATCCCATAAATCCTCATCAGAACCTATCTTGGTAGTGTCCAAAACACCGTTGGTACAGTACTGTGGTTTAACAATTGGTTCAATATGGATAGGCAATCTCCGCATAACAGCGTAGACCTGTGAAAAATAGTGGGGTATGTTCATGTCTAGAACGTTAGTGGTAACAATCCCTAACTCGCAAAGCATAGGGGTTTTACCCTTATCATCTAAAGCAGCTTGTGGAGGGCTAAAAGGTTGATTATTGAAAATTTTGATAAGCGTACTAACACTAGGGTCTACACCTTGAACGCGCGCAGGGCGATGCTGCGCAACATCATCTAGCACAATAGTGTGCATAAACGATTTAAAATTCGTAAAATATTCATCTTCACTACAATGATTAAAACGATATGCGGGAGAAGGATTCAACTTGAACATTTCTGCATACATTTTACATATACGATCAGTAATGAAGGATTTTCCAACGCCAGGCGCGCCATAGAGAACAATCCCAAGTGGTTGTTTCCTCATGGATAAAGAAGCGTTGAGACACAAAAATCGTTTTTCAAGGGTTGTTAATTCAATATTAATAGTGGTGACTATTTTATGTTCAGGTGAACCAGACTTACACGTTTTGATAATGGAAATTCCATCCTCAATACTCTGACGTAGATCTTTTAAATAAGAGTACACATCCAAATTAATTGCCTCAGGATTTGAGAGAAACTCAAAATCCGATTTTATTCTTTTAGCTTTAGTGATCCAATCATTCACTGTGTCGCCATTAATAAAAAAACAATTGAGATCACCTGTTATCATATATTGGCGCCCTTGTTTCAACATGAAAACGATTAAGTTCCCAAATGCGTCGACTAGGCTTAAATAATCCTTAGCGGATGGTCTAATTTTCTTATCGTAAAGCAGGCGAACTTTTTCACAATCGGGTTCGATACCCATTTTCATAAGAAGTGCAGCCATAACACTATTGGATAACAAACTTAAAATTTTTTGACCAAGTGGACTAGTACGCATCATACCATAGTTATCCCACAATTTCTCAAATTGTGTGGGACCTGATTGAAAAATAGAGTCCATTTTTTCATTAATAATAACTTTAGCCTCATTAAATAAATATTCGAACATTCGAGTATGTAAGACAATGACGCTTTGGCCTGTTATACTTCTAATAAGTGTAGATAACATGATACTAAAATCCTCTACGGTCTTAGCTGTACGGTAATAGTAGACAAATGTTGAAACGTCTTCCATAACCTTAAGAACGTCACACATTACAGTATGTTCATTGAGAATAGTAGAAATAGACTGTAAAACATTATCTGATGTGTCATCGGGCGTCCAATCCGCAAACACCTGATTATTGTGCGTCCATCGCTTGGGAAATTCAGAGGTGAGGTACTGATCATCAGTACCTGTACTAAAAGCCCAAGTGCCTTTGTCCCTCTTTTTAAAGTGAGGACAGCAGCAGGACATTTTTGTGAAGCAACAAATTTCACAAGTAGAATTGAGGAACTTTACCATACGACCATGGGTACGAGTCCTTATTGTTAGCATAATATCACCATCAATGATGATATGTACTAAAGGAGCACTAATGGCCATAGCAAGTCCATATACGTAAAAATGATCATCAAGACCACAAAGGTTGTTAGAAGCGCCTTTATGCCCTGTCCACATATAGTGGGGTATGCATAATAAATTTGAGAAGTCAACTTTTCTGGGGCTAGCAAAAGCACGTAAGTGAGCAGGTTTATCAAAGCGTGTGTTATTCATTATGTTTGTGTTCTGGATGTTTATATGAAGTATTATTTCTCCCTTTCTAGGGATATCCTTATTTGTGAAATACACAGGCTGGAGCCTTTCTCTCGACTTATACGTGAGAGGTAATAAATAAAATTCGATTCCATACACAATAAATTGTGGAATATTTGTATCCTGAAGAAACGTGTAGAGCACAGAGGTTTCAAACCTTGAAAAGTGAAGGCTTATAATAAGCAATTTATTCTCGATCGAATAACATATTCGTCGAATAATATTTATGTTTTATTAGTATCAATCCGTTTACCAGAAACGGAGAAAAATGCATGTAATTATTTATAAGATACTAAGAGTTTATTTTTTATGTTTTTTAAGTTTAAAATATTTTTAACATGATTGGTGGAGGTAAACGCAAATGCGACCGATTTATACTATTCCCTATTAATAAGTAAAGCTTTACGGCACACCAATCTAAAATAAGAGTACATGTAAAAGGGGGGTAGGGTTTTAAGTGACCCCAAACTAGTCAATGACCAAAGGATGGGCAAAAGCCCAGGAGCAGGAGAACCTGCAAAAACCACCCGAATTAGGTTTGATGAGTGCTGCAATTCGCACACTATAACCAGTAGATTTAACTAAGCAGCGTGAATACACCTGCAGCTAGCTATGTGTATACATCATCAAATTGACGGTAGGGGTGGTAACAAGGAAAAAGACATTCCTTGTATATAAAAAGACGCTCGTTAGAGCAAGAAAAAGTAAGTATGGCTGTCTACC